CTTGCAGGAATCTCTCCCCAAATGGCCAGATTTGACCCACCCACAACCGAAAGGCCTAAGTCATGACCCAAAAGAAAATTGAACCGCCAGAGGATAAACCGATGGACATCTACCTATCGCTCAATTCTGCATTGTCGGTGGCCAGTTGGATCAGTCCCAGTGATGTAGCTGCGATAACTCTCGCCCGGCGCATGGCCAAGGCACTAGATACAAGTTTTGACATGGGCGCTGACCTAAAAGACATAACCGCACTATCTGGTAAGTTTCTAAGTGTCCTACAGCAATTACACCTAACTGTGGAAACCCGGACTGCCAGTAAAAAAGAACAGGAACATGATGGGACTGCCTATGTCGGAGATTTCCTACGGCTTGTCAAAACCAAGAATCCAAAGCCCACCGCTAAAACTACCCAGCGCAGGCCCGTTAGTAAGCCAGCTAGCGGATGAACTGGGTGTACCTTTACTGCCTTGGCAATCACATGTTCTAGATGATGCATTAAAACTTAATAAAAATGGCACATGGGCAAGATCCCAAGTAGGTGTGTTAGTGGCTCGCCAGAATGGCAAGACTCACATGATGCGCATGCGCATACTTGCAGGCTTGTACATCTTTGGAGAGAAAAGCACTATAGCCATGTCACAGACTAGGCAACTTTCACTTGATACTTTCAAGCAAACTGTGGACATGGCTGAAAGCCTTGACTGGATGCGTAAGCGGATCAAGCGAGTTTCTCGGACTAACGGCCAAGAGGAAATTGAGGTGTACTGCCATCACTACCCAAAATCTTGTAACACTAAATGCGAGAGATTACGCAAGTACGCAATTAGAGCTGCCACTAGTGAGGGTCCACGCGGATCTACAGCCGACCTGCTCTATGTAGATGAACTGCGAGAAATTGATGCGGCCACTTGGGCAGCCGTAACCCCAATTACCCGAGCCAGACCGAATGCCCAAGTGTTTTGGACATCAAATGCTGGCGATCTAAACAGCACCGTATTAAATGAGCAAAGGCGTAGAGCCTTAACTTTTGAGTCCCCAAGAATGGGTTACTACGAATACAGCGCACCGCCCGGATCAGATGTAAACGATGAAAAGGCTTGGGCAATGGCTAACCCTGCAATGGGTTACACAATTACAAAAGAAAACATCAGAGATGCATCAGTGTTTGATACAAAAGACGCTTTCAAAACTGAGTCGCTTTGTATGTGGATTGATGCAATCGAAAATCCATTTCCACTAAACATGTGGAATGAGGGCGAAAAAGATGTAAGCCTAGAGGATGGATTACCTACATGGATGGCATTAGATCTTTCATTTAGTCGTGAGTTGGCTTGTCTAGTTACTATTCAAGAGCGACCAGAGGGCCTTGCAGTGTTCCTACATGAATGGAAAAAAGAGGGCGGAATAAATGACCTCGAACTTACAGGTGAAATTGCACAACTGGCTCGTAGATACAGGCCGCGTGTATTTGCTTATGATCCAAATACATCAGGTTACATAGCACCAAGGCTTGCACAAGCTGGTGTGCAAACTGAACCGACACCATGGGCATCAGCTGCATTTGCTATAAGTTGCGATCAAACATTAAACGCTATGCAGTCTGGCAGATTTATTCATCCCGGACAAGAAACAATGCATCAACATTTAGTGTCATGTGCTAGACGGCCAGCATCAGATGGTGGCTGGCGCATTGCTCGCAGAGCTGCACAAGTACCAATTACAGCTGCAGTTGCTTTAGTCATGGCGGCGGGTCATGCTTGTGCCCCACAACAGACTGTGACTATCATTAGCAGTTAGGGTCTACTTGGCAGTACCTTAAATGTGTGGGCTAGTCACTCCTATCACTAGCCCACACATTTCGACACGCCGTTGATGTGCTTGAATGTCGGACAATTATGAGATAATGAATTATGGGATTTATTGATTTCTTACTGGGTACAACACCAGAAAAATCAGATGTAAAAGCAAAAGCCAATTTGGCAATACCTTACTACCAAGACAATTTTAGCCCATTTCAATCTTTTGGTATTAACCGCGGCGATGCCATGCAAGTACCAGCTGTAGCCAGAGCCAGAAACATAATCTGTGGAACTATTGGCGAACTGGGATTACATTCTTACAATGAAATTACAGGTGCAAGGATTGAGGGCCGCCCACTACTTAAGCAACCTGATCCAGCCTTGCCACGCGTTATCACAATGTGCTGGACAGTAGAGGATCTGTTATTTAAAGGCCATGCCTTTTGGTTAGTGCTTGAAGTTAGCCCAGAGGATGGCAGACCGATTGCATGTCGGCGCATTGATCCAACTCGGGTAACTTTCACAACTGATTTACAAACTGACGAGATTCTAAATGGCTTTTACTTAGACGGTAATTTATTACCTGCCTATGGCGTTGGCTCATTGATTATGTTTAGTGGCGTAGATGAGGGCTTACTCAATCGTGGTGGCCGAACCATTAGAACTGCATTAGAACTTGAAATGGCAGTAAGCCGAATGGCTGCCGAACCTAATCCAACAATGGTAATCAAGAATACTGGCGTGGATCTACCGCCAGAGCAGGTTTCAAGTTTGTTGGCTCAATGGAAACTAGCCAGACAACAACGCTCAACCGCTTACTTGTCAGGGCCTTTGGATGTAACCACATTTGGCTATGATGCCGGACAAATGCAACTTACTGAATCACGCTTGAATACAGCTGCAGAAATTGCGCGACTATGCAACATCCCGGCATGGTACATCAACGCCGAAAGCGCCAGCGCTACTTACTCAAATGTAAGTCAAGAGCGTAGAAGCCTTGTGGACTTTAGTTTGAAGCCTTACATGGCCTGTATATCTGAGCGACTATCAATGAATGATCTGACACCGCGTGGAAGCATCGTGAAGTTTGATCTAGACGATTACTTGCGTGGCAACCCACTTGAGCAAATTGAAGTCCTAGAAAGAATGATTGCCGCTGGAATTATCAGCGTTGATGAAGCGCGTGAGGAAATGGAATTAGCCCCGAGAGGAAATGAAGCAAATGCAACTTAGTTTTGAGGGTCAAGTATTGGCCGCATCAGTTGAGACCAGAACCATCAGAGGTTTGGTAGTGCCGTTTGGCAAAAGCGGAAATACATCAGCAGGCCCAGTGCGCTTTGAGTTTGGCGCATTTGGCGACATTGACCCAAGTGAAATTGTGTTAAACATGGAACATGACCGCACACGCCCATTGGGTCGCGGCATCGGAGATTCTTTAGAAGTAAGCCCAGCAGGCATTTCAATGGCATTCAAGATTGCACCTACTGGCGCTGGCAATGATGCACTTGTAGAAGCATCAGAGGGACTTCGCCCGGCATTTAGCATTGAAGCCAATGTCAATGAGTACACCATCGAAAAGGGTGTCATGGTCGTATCATCTGCAAAGCTCGAAGCCGTTGCACATGTAACTAACCCAGCATTCAAGGATGCACAGATTTCTCAGGTCGCAGCTAGCGATCTTGAGAACCAAACCACCGAAGCAGAAACCCCTGCCGAGGATGAACCACAGGAGACAACAGTGGACGAAGTAACAACACCAGTTGCAGATGAAGTAACAGCAGCCGCTGTTGTTCAGGCTGCTGCACCAGTGGCTTACACCAAGCCGCGCTCACCAATTAAGACCCAAGCACATTTCCTAGAGCATTCAATCAAGGCTCAACGCGGAAGTCACGAAAGTGCCGAATGGATTGCACACGCAAAGGCAGAGGATGCAAAGCATGTAAATGCAGCTGACGATTCCTTTACAACCAACCCAGCATTCAAGCCAATTCAGTATGTATCACAGGTAGTAGACAACCAGATCGGCGCTCGTGGCGCGATTGATGCAATCGGTACACGCGCATTACCAAACGCTGGTATGACCGTATCCATTCCAAAGATCACCACATCAGGTAGCGTTGCAGAAACAGCCGAAGGTGCTGGACCGTCTGAGACTGGCATTGTGTCTGCTTATGTAGATGCAACTGTAAAGGCCTACAAAGGTCTACAGCGTTATTCTGTAGAACTTTTTGATCGCGCAGATCCAAGCTTCTATGCAGCCATGTTAGACAACATGCGCCGCGTTTACGCTCAGGCAACTGAAGCTGCAGTAATTGCAGAACTAACAGCAGGTGGAACACAGGCAACTGCAACCGCCGCTGATGTTGATGGCATTGTATCTTTCGTTAAGACTGAAACACCAGCCGCCTACCTTGCAACTGGCGAATTGGCTACACGCTACATCGCTGGCACATCCCAATGGGGTCTGCTAATTGGCGCTCAGGATTCATCCAAGCGACCAATCTTTAGTGCATCACAGCCACAAAACGCTGCTGGTGCAGTTGGTACACAGTCACTACGCGGAAATGTTATGGGTCTTGATCTATATGTATCCAACAAGGCTGTATCAACCAACATTGATGAATCAGCATTTATTGTTGTACCGTCAGCAGTTGCAATCTACGAAAGCCCAGTATTGCAACTATCAACAAATGTCGTAACTACTGGCGAGATTGAGACAATGCTTTATGGCTACATGGCTGTAAAGACAATCACTGCCGGTGGCGTACGCCGCTTTAACCTGACCTAGTCAGAGTTAGTTAGAAGTGTGGGGGATGCGGCCCTGTGTCCCCCACACACTTCATTAGATAAGGATTTGAAATGGCACTGATTACCCTGAGTGAACTCAAGGCAGTCTTAGGTATTGGCGACATCTATGCCGATGCTATTGTGCAAGAATGTGCAGATAGCGCTGAGAACATAATCCTTTCTTATTTAACCTTTGATGATGTATCAATTAAGGGCGTATCACTTACAAGTAATGTGGCCCGATTTTATTGCTATGACAACACATTTGTAGTTGGACAAGCTTTAACAGTAAGCAAGTGTGGCGCACCATTTGACGGTTCTCGAACTGTCACAACTGTAGGCAAAGAGGATGGCGTGACATTCTTTGAGGCTGCAATCACCAATGCAAACATAACTAAGCGCCATGTGATACCAAATGGTCGAGCCGTATTAACTAGCCAAGCCGCTTTGTATGACACCACACCAGAAGTCCGAGAAGCTGCTATGGCCGTTGCTTGTGACATCTGGATCACTCGCACTGGCACACTAGGCCAGCAAGGTGTTGACTTCCAAAGTCCAGCACCGTACCGCCTAGGCCGTTCTATGCTTACTCGGGTATCAGGATTACTAGGCAAGCACCTAGACACTAGGGGCTATCTTGGCTAACTTAGCCACCTACCGCGCTAACCTTGCCGCAACTCTTGCAGCTGCTGGTCGGGTTGTTTACGCATACCCAAATGAGAACATCACACCGCCAGCCATTGTGCTTGTGCCGGGATCGCCTTACATCACAGTTGGCGCAATCGGTGGCGCTCGTTGCCATGTGCGCTTTGACATTACTTGCATTGTAAATGCAGCCGACAACCAAGCGGCTTTAGCAAACTTGGAAACCTTAATTTTGTCAGTAACAGATCTACTCGCCAATAACATTTCGATGTTAGGTGGATGGTCACAACCGACAGTTCAGCAGATCGGAAATGCCGACATGCTAATCAGCCAACTCAACATCGAGATGGTCACAACCAACTAGAAAGGCAAGTCATGCCAGCAACATACATAACTGGTCGGAATCTGACCCTGAG